TCTCCTCCTGCAAAATTGGCTTGAATAACTTTGGTCATGTATTAGTTGCCGTAAATGTATTGACGTTAGTAACAACTCCAGTTCGCGCTCTAATCCAGTCAGCATCTGGGGCGCTTTCCTCAACACCCTCATTACTGTCGGTTTCCCAAGCGCTGTTAATATGATTTCGAGCTTCCGCCATAAGGTCTGCAGCAATTGACCGTTCCCCCGTTAAAGGCATTGCCATTTTGGAAGCAAGCGCATAACTAAAAGCCATCGTAAATTCTGGGTCAAAATCTGTGGTATCAGTTATACGAGCGGTGTAAAAAATCTCGGCATCTTCTACACTACACAAAATCACTCGTTCATCGCTAGAATTTCTTGCAACTTCAAACTTAATTACGGGTTGATCATCCCCTAAAGGGTTAATGATACCCCCCATACGAAGGGCATCAGGGGGGTACAAATACATACGTTCCCAGTTCCCTGGTACAGCAGTAGTACCGCTTCCTGTTAGCTCAGCAGGCGTTGCATACTTCTTGGCAAAATTCCAAGGGTGCTGACGCAAAAGCCAATCTCTAGTATCCTCAAAGATCAAGTTAACCTGCTCTGCCTCAACGGTGGCTTCACTAAGATCACTAATGTCGTAGCGGTCTCCAATATGTTGAAGAGCCAACTTGGCAATTTGTACTTGGCTCGCCATTTACTTAACTTTCTTTTTAACAGGCTTTCGCTTGGCTCTAGGTTTCTTTCCACCTTCCCAGGCTTCATTGATGTTGGGAGTTTCTGGATCGTCGCCTTTAAGAGTTCCGTCTTCGTTTCTAGCACGGGCGGCTGCTGTTGGTGCAGCTACAAAAGGCTCTCCGTTAATACTGATAATATCTTGGGTCGGCAGAACAACTGTATCTGCAACTTCGTAAGTTTCATGGGCTTTGTAACGACGTCTCCCGTCAAAGAAATCTTCTCTAAAAACTACTTGGCGCATTTTCTTCTCCTGATAGAAGCGAGGGGGGGTATTATACCCCCCTCACCATTAAGCTACTTAATTAGTAGCGTCTGGGTATGACTTCCAACCCTTCGGATCAAGCGTCAGAAAAGCGTTAATCTTTCCTGCCGTAAGAGCCGCCGTGCCAGTTGTAGTCAAAATTCCAAGATAACGCTCATAAGTTCCGAGCGGTACTGGAGTAATGATCTCATAACCAGCAATAAGAGTTGCCTTCGCAATGGCGGAAGACGAGTAGTGATAACTTGCCGTTCCGTCTACAGCTATAGCCGCCGCCGCATCAGATGCGAGGTGGAATTGAACAGTAGCAGAACCACCCGAAGTAACCGCCGTGTCTACTTGGATCACGAGGTACACAGGTTGTCCATTACCAAGGTCAGGTGTTGTTGCGCCAAGGTCTATCACGTCCCCTATAAGGTCGGTGTCAGTCCCTGACGTATCGAGTGCAGTAGCGTCTGCAAACTCATTAAATTCGTCCAAAATCATAACAATCTCCTATTTATCTGGACTTAGTTAAAGGGACGCCGATCAAGTGATACGGGCTTCGTTAGTACGCAACGCATCACAACGGCGGATTGGTAACCCACCCCAGGATGTCTGCATAGTACCACCAACCATATCGACTGACAGTGTCGAGTTTTTGACACCGTCCGAAGATTGACGACGCAAGAAGGACATGACCTGTTTGTCCATGTACCAAGCGCAACGTCCTGCCGAAGTGCTTGGCAGTTCAGTCCATGCTTGATGCATGATGTCGTTAAGATCAGCAGAACTTCCCGACTTGTCAGCGGTCAAGTCAGAACGGTCAATGTTACACACACGAACAAGATACCGCCAATCGCGAACCGTAAGGCCCACGTCCCAGCGATAGTGAGTTCTATATGCTTGCATACGACCATTCGAGCCATCGATGTTTTCGATGGTTACTTCACCAAGGTCACGCTGTTGAACACCAGCTTTGGAACCTTTAGGGATAATACCGTGACAGGTATTTGGCCCCCAACAGATTAACCAAATTGAAGCGTTGTCCGAACCTGTACCACCCGCATCAACAATGTTGTCTGCATTTGAAGAAGACAAACTGTTGTAACGTGCAGCCAGACCCGTGAACTCTTCAGGTGCGGTGCTTTCATCCCCATAGAACAAAGTAGACGCGAACTCTTGGTTCATGCCTTCAATGTGTGGGCGATCTTCTTGAAGACGGAAGGCAGCAGGATCACCTGCCATGTCTACGAGAGCTTTATCAACTTCCGCATAGTCTTCCATCATGCCACAGTTATCTGTGACTTGTACGGCGCGACTTTTAGTTGGCTGTACGCCCCCATAAAGTTTACGCCAAGTTGGTGTTGGCAGACCTGAACGTATTGATGTCCTGTGGCCTGTAGTCAAATTTCCTTCAAGAAAAGTCATATCTTGAAGAATTTCGTTCGTGGAGTTGAGGATTTCCACAACATCCGCGATAGACCCATCTGGGTCTGTAACCTTCGCCAAATCGGCTAGGGTCGGGTTCTTTACACTGAGGGTTGCCATTTCCTAGCTCTCCTTACCC